GTTCAAGTTGGAAATGCAGGTGATACTGATGAGTATTTACCAGCTACTAACGTGAAAGCTTTAGCAACAACTAGAGGTACGATTCAGACTGAAGGTACAGATATCGGTACATCTGATCAAACTGTAACTGCTACATTCACAGCAGCTAATGGTGATGGCACTACAGGTGCAGCGACTGTTACTGTTTTATACATGCAAAATAATAATTTAAGCTAATAAATAATTTGTGGGGCTTCGGCCCCACAGTTTAATTAAAGGAAAAAATATGAGTTCAGATCAGAAGTTTACAAATATAGCTAGCACAGGACAGGTGAAAACTATTTCTGGTGGATCGGTAAATATAGGTCCATGTAGAATAACTTACATACAAGCTGCGGGAGTAGCATCATCTGTTGTTGTTTTAAGAGATATTTCATCTGGTAGTTCAGGAGATAAAGTTTTTGAAGCTGATTTTGGTACAGAAGGTTTAGATATTTTTGTTCCAGGAAATGGTATCAGATTTGAAAATGGTGTTCATGCAACAATGACTAACACAACATCTTTGACTATTGGTTATACTGGCTAGGAGGTTAAATGGCTAACACTACCTCGGGAACAACTACTTTCGATAGAACTTTTGCTATTGACGAAATAATAGAAGAGGCTTTTGAAAGACTAGGATTACAGAACGTAGCGGGATATCAACTAAAAAACGCTCGTAGAACATTAAATATAATGTTTCAAGAGTGGGGTAATAGAGGTATTCACTACTGGGAAGTAGGAGAAACTAACTTAGATTTAATAGAAGGTCAGTCAGATTATGACTTTTTTAGATCAAGTGATGATGGCACGAGTGCTACTACTACAGCTCCTGCTAGTGTATTTGGTATATCCGATGTTCTTGAAGCACAATTAAGATCAAATAGAACCTCTACAGATCAATCAGATAGTCCAATGACTAAAGTTGATAGATCAACATACGCAGGTTTTTCTAATAAATTATCAAAAGGCACACCTAATCAATATTGGGTAGAAAGATTTATTGATAAAGTTAGAATACACATCTATCCAACACCAGATTCTACTAATG